CTGGCGTAGTCCGTGCCTGCCGTGGCCGCAGACAGGACGCCGCTTGTCAATTTTGCAATGCCGGTCGTGGTCGCTCGCTTTAGCTGCTTGCCATCCGTGCCGTTGAAAAGGCAGACTTCGTTTGCAACAGAAGAAGCAAGACCGTTAACGGGTTCAGCGATGACTGCCACATCGAGCGGAAAGTTGCGCCAGACCTTTGCGTTGGTCGATGCGTTGTAGTCATCCGGTCGAATGGTCGTCGGTGCGCTTTCTGCATCCGTGCTTGCGATCAGTTGATAAAGGCGGATCAGGTTCGATGTGTCCGCATCTTTAAACATAACCGCCTTTCCAACGGTCACGCTCACCGTCGCAATGGCATCCAGATCGGCAGCAGTCCCTCCGGTCTGACTCGTTACCGTGGGAAGCCATTCGATGCCGCTTGCCTTGAGAAGGTATTGAGTCGGGTCTCCTGCGTTTGTTGGCGTGGCCTCATCGCCTACAAGGATGTCGTGATAAATGGTAAACTCGACAGGCTCAACAGAGCTTCTCCATCCGCCCGATCCGCTGGGTTGATAGGTCAGCTCAAAACTACAGGCGAGGCTAGCAACGTCGTTTCCGGCGTTGGCATCGTCGCGATTGAGTGCCGTGTCGATCTCGTTGGTGTTAAGGTCGAGCGTTCCGGTGTAGGTGTAGGTTCCCGCATCATGCGTCCACGTTGAGTTTGAGGCCAGAAGCGTGCCGTCGCTGTATTCCCCTTCTTCCTTGATGCCGATCCTGATCACAGTTCCACCAGGCAGGTTTTCCGGCGTCCACGTTGGAGCTTCGACAATCGAGGTCGTGCTTGTTGGGTCAGAACTTCGCCCGAAGATGAGTTGCACCGGAGTAGCACCATCTCCAGACTTGCCGGCCAGACCAGTAATGACAGAATCCTGTCCAGGTGCGGCAACTAGGCGATCAATGCGGAGGTCGAAGAAGAGTTTCATGCTGTGAGATTCTCGATGCCTGCTTTCATGGCTGTTTTAGTTGCGGCGAAGACGATGACTTGTTCTGCGGTGTAAGAGGTTGGCGCTTCGGCGTATTCAATCATCGCGATTGCGGCTTCGTCGTCGCCCTCGTCGAGGAGTGTGTTGGCGACTTCAAACTTTTCGCGGAATGGGCCGCGAATGTAGGCGGGGAGGGCTTGCCATGCAGCGTAGAGGGCAGAGCGCCCTGCCGCGCGAGCGTCTATGTCTGCTTGTCTTGCCGTTATTACGGATTCGGCGAATGCGCGTTGCGCCTCTATCTCTTGCGGCGTTGGCACACTGCCGCCGTCGCCTGCGGTGATTTCCTCGCCGTAGACTCGCCAGCCGCCGCGATCTGGCCACGCAATTGAAAGAATATCGTGAATGGTCGCTATCATGGGATTCTGAGAACCTGCATCGTAAAGCCTTTGTAGAGCGTGAATGTTGACCCGTTTACTTCTCCGCCAATTTGGAGCTGGACCGTGCCTGGCGTTGACCCGTTGCACACATAAATCTGAATCATGATCGGCATTGCGCTGTTAAGCAACGTGCCGCCGCCTTGAGTCGCGGTCGTGCTAAATGCAGTTATTCCCGATTCAGTTCTGACTGCGGTGGCCGAAGTGAAAGAGAAGTCGCCGATCTGAACGTCGGTAGGCGAGGCTGGTCCAGTAAAAGCATATTTGAAACCCGAGCCAGAAACGCTCGTCGACCAAAAACCTCTGAAGGTCGCCGAAACTTTTTCGTTGGCAGCAATTGCGAATGACATGCCGGTTACGTTGGCGACAGCGCCCGCAGTATCAGTAATGTTGGCAGTTGTGACAACGGGAGCGTCGATAAAATCGGTGATTACGCACTCCTCGAAAAACCCCGAACCTGCGGTTTTTCTACCAATGATTTTACCCTTTGCCGTGGCACTAACAATTCTGTCAATGGCAACTGCCCCTTGATCTATAGACCAAGTAGTCCCATTACTGCTAACTGTGATACTACCCTTGTCACCATCAAAAACAAGCTGCCCTGCACCAGCAACTGTGCTAGCCAAAAAGACATCTTGAGCAGGAGCAGTGTAGGTGCTTGGCACATAGCACCAAGAAAAGAGACCTCCGGTTATGTTACCCGAAATTCCGTCCGTTCCGTTCCCACCAGCCCCGGCCCCACCATCAGAGCCACCTGCGCCACCTGCTCCAAGCGCACCAACAACGCAGCTAAAAGCAGTTAGATGTGCATTCGCAATACTAAACTCTGGGCTATTGCTCCCGTCGCCACCATCACTACCTCCGCCCCCTTGTGCTTCAATGGTTCCCGGTTGTCCTGCGCCTCCTGCTCCACCGTCTCCACCCGACATAGCAAGAGAGATGGCTACGGTGCTGTCAGACTGTAAAAACAACTTAGAAGGCATTGCCCCGTTGCCACCATCAACCATAAAGGGAGATGTCGATCCGACCGTGCCGTCGAGACCATTCCATGTAATTGAGATGCTAGAAACCTCCTTACCAAGTCCTTGGATGAAAACACGTTCTTCCGCAGTGTTACCAACGGATGATGTGTGCGTAAACGAAAAGCTTCCGGCCCCCAATTCAAAAACCCGCGCCCCATCATTCCATGCCTCTTGCGCGGTTGCATATGGCTTGGAGGGATCTCCGATAGTCCCGGTTGTATCATTTCCTCCGTTCCCTGTTGTGCGGACATATGCGATTCCCGTTCCGGTGATGGACGATCCGCCTCCCGCAGGAGTAGCGAAGGAAGGTGCAGCAGACGCGCCATTGCTCTTGAGAAAAGTCCCGTCCGCACCAAGGGCAAGCTCGACAAGTTGTCCGCTGGCATTGGAGTGGAAGACTTTCCAGTTCCCGGCAGTGTGGTCGCTGGTCGAGGTCATCGCATGCGACCGATCATGGAATCGCGCATCGTTGCCTTGTGCGAATTGACCGGATCCAGTTCCGAATGCGCCAGCTTCAAGGACTCCGCTCGTTCCGGTCTTGATCGGCAGGCCCGAGGTCGAGCCGATTGCGCCTGCGTTGGAAATGCCCCCATGAACGTGGCTTGTGGGCGTTCTTGCGTCGGTCAGGCGGGAATCGTTTGTGGCAACGTAGTCGGTTCCGGCAACGGCAACGTCTAGCGTGTTGCTTGCGGCCTTGAGAATGCCCGTCAACCCGCTGGTTGCGGTATTGGTCGTAAGCGTCGGTTCCGCGGCGCCGAGGACTGCAACCGATACAGAAACGGCTCCGCTTGTAATGTTCACATCAATCGCTGGCGATGAAACAACAGCGGAAGATTCAGCGATGTCAGATCCAGGAGCCACCCAATCGGCTTGGCCTTGAAGGCGCAGGAGAACGTCACTGCCTTCGGTCGCGGAGATATCCACCCAGTATTCAGTCTCACCCTTGGCCTGGACATCTTCCAACGTCCAGCCCGAAGCAAAGGCCGGGACGGTCGCGTCGGTTGTCGCAACGTTGAATGTGATGACTTGCCCCGCAATGGTCAGATTCGACTCGCCGGAATCCGTCCCGAAAACGCGTCTGACCGTGCCGGAACGCGCCCTCATTCCAAAGGTCACGAATTTGCCCGTCATTGAAAATTCAGCGCCGATAGTGAGTGTCAGTCGGAAAGGTGCGCCCTCCGCAAAATAGAATTTAGGCAGGTCGGCAACGCCAGAGATGACGGGAGAGTCGGGCATGTCGATGCCTCCACAAAACAACGGGGATTTTCAACTTGATTTTGCGCGGCGTTTTGTCGAGGCGTCCGACATGTTGAAATTGCGCTACGACGACAAAGGCCAAGTGCGGGGATTGCCTGACGCGATTCGCCCCGGCGACAGTCTCAGCGTCGAGCTAATCGCGGATCATTTGGAGATTACAAGCAGTGACACGTTAAGCTTGTCCCTTGCGCTCGAAAAGCCCGTTCCGATTGCTTCCGGCGATTGGTCGATCACTTGGGGCGCTTCCACCGTCGAGCTTCCCGCTGCCGGTATTGACGCGCATTTGCTCGGCCTCGCGCTCAATCGACTTTCCGCCATTGTTTCGGCAGGTGGCGTAGATGTATCTGGGCAAAACGGGCTTTTCATTGTCACGTTCCGCAGCAACGGAGCGAGGGCGGATTTCACCATTGCCCATTCCGCCTTCGGGACGATGACAAATCGTGCGCTTACGCTCATCGCTGGCGGCGCATCCAACGTAGAGACGGTCGAGATTGACCTAACGCTCCAGACGCTCGTAGCGGCAACGAGCGCGGCCAACATTAACGAGGCTGCCGTGACGGTTGCAAACGTGGCGACCGGGAGCGTGAGTGTGGCGCAAAACGACCGCATAACCATTTCGAGGATGCCTGACGCTGGCAAGTTCCAGATTCGCACGGCTTCCGATACCGGCACAATGTGGCTTTCGGCGGATGTCTCAACCTATCAAATTGAAATGGCTGTGGAGGACATCGAGCCGGGAGAGTTCTTGGTAGCGAGAGATGCGACCGGAGAGACGATCAAGATTGAAATCAAGCGGACTGCCGTGGGCGTGAATCCGGCGATCACGGTTTCCGAGACGTTTATTGGTCCCATTGGCGTGACGATGACGCTCGACACTTCCAAGGTGCTGCGGCTTCTCGACGCGGCCAGCGTTGCACTTCCAACTGCGGCGGTCTTGACCTTCTCGCGAGGCACGGAGACGCAATTTTCGCAATTGATGACACTGGCTCCAGCATTGTTGAGCCACGGGCAACCTGTTTGACGGCTTAAAAAATGAACGAGGCGGCACTTGATCGGTATTACCGAGGGACTCTCAGGCACTTAGAACGGGCATTTAGGTTTCAGCGCACGATGACTGCGCCGGAATGGTCCGAGAAGGTCAGGCGCATGGAAGGCGGGAGACGCTTCCGCTTCGACTTCGCACCGTATCAGCGAGAGATGATGGAAGCGCCTTACGATCCGCGCGTTCAGATGACGGTTTACATGCTCGCCAGCCGTATGGGCAAAACGGAGGTGGTAATGAACCAAATCGGCCACAGCATCGCAGAGGCGCCTCGTCGCGTTCTCGTCATGTATCCGACGATCTCGCAGACCGAGAAGTGGAGCAAGGAGACGCTTATGGGAGAGCTGGTTAATCCGACGCCGGATCTGGCCTCGCTCATTGGCGACGATTCTGGGAGGCGCAAAAGCGGCAACACAATCCTCCATAAGCTTTTCCCCGGTGGCTTGGTCAATGCTTTCGGTTCCAATGCTCCAGGTGAGATGCGGAGAGCAAAGGGAAACTTTCTTTTCGCGGACGAGATCGACGCCATCGAATCGACGGAATCAGATGAAGGTGACCCGCTTGAGATCTTTTGGGTTCGCGGATCCGAATATGCGGACACAATCAAGATTGCCGCGAGCTACCCTAGCGTGAAGGGTAAGAGCAAAATCGAGGCGCTGATGCTTCAAAGCGATTGGCGAGTCTGGATCGCGCCCTGCCCCCATTGCTCTAAGGAGTTTGTCCTGCACCGACGCCAGCTCAAATATGACCGCAACAAGCCCGAGGACGCGTGGATTGAATGCCCCGAGAGCGAGTGCCGAATCTCCGATGCGGAGCGCATGGAGATGATACGGAACGGCAGATGGCAGGCAACGCGGCCGTTTAACGGCATAGCAGGCTTTCACGGTTCGCGGATGATGTCGCCGCACCCGCCTCAGAAGGGCTTCGCGAGCCACCTGCACTGGGCTGCGGTCGAGGAGCTGAAAATCGAGGCGGCGGACAATCGCGAGAAGGCGAAGCGCGTGCTGATTAACACGTTTGATGCGGAAACCTACCAAGCCCCAGAGGAGGAAATGCCGGATCCGGTCGGCCTTGCTCAGGAGGCTTACGATTATTTGGACCGCGTGACTGAAAACCAGTTCACGATTCCCGCCGGCGTGCTGGTCGTCACCGGAGGCTGCGACGTTCAAGGAGACCGTTTGGAATTTGAGTTTGTCGGTCACGGTGCGAACGGTCAAACGTGGGGGCTGGGGTATCACATTTTGATTGGGGGAACGATGGAGCCAGAGGTTTGGCAAAAGCTCGATGCGCTGCTCCAGACCGAGTTCCTGCACCCGTGCGGGAAGG